GCCTCTACGCTTGCATCGGTAGGGGTGAGGTTCGTACTTGAGTTTTGCCCGTACACGTCATACGTATACTGCCCCGATTGCGTAAGAAGGACGCGCCCGGCAGTACCGAGCGGCTGGTTAGTGAAGACAGAGAGCTTCGTATATCGCGCATTATCAACCTCTACGTTTCCAACCATCGCATAAGTGTCTTGGCTCGCCATGCTCGTAAATATAACGAGATAGTGAGTAAACGCGTCGAAGTCCTTTTTCATCTCTTGAAGCGTGAGATAAATAAATTGTTCGTCGGAGCTATTGGGTGCGAGTGTAATCATATCGAAAAAGAAAAGGGAGGACTAATGCCCTCCCCCGTCCTGTAACCTGTGAACCAAACAAATGAAAATCAGGAACCAGCCGTGAAGGTGATATTCGCGTCCGAAGAAGAAACGAACGGAGCAGGAATAGCCTCCTCGGCTGTCAATTGGATTTGGTAACCGTTCAAGTCGCCCTTCGCGGTTCCCGTGCCGACGGTTCCTCCCGTTGCTTCTGCTCCGGTAGTGTGCCCCATCAACATATAGTTGTCGTTGTTGTCTTGGATGATAACGGCAAGACGGCTCTTCAACAAGTCGTAAATCTCTTCGTTATCCGTTGCACCGAGGTTCGGCATAGTCAACTCCAAAACTTGAGAGAAGAAAACCGTTCCGTTCTCAACTGAGGCCGTAACCGTCTGTTGGAATGAACCGCTGTTCTTCGTCAATTCAAAACCGTAAACCGTAATAGCGGTATCCGCTGCAATTACGCCGGAAGTAATTGAACCCCAATCGTCCGCGTCGAATGCCTTGATCCAAACGCGCTTGATTCCTCCGATTTTGTCTTTACAGGGGAAGGAACGCCCTGAAACTGTAATACTACAAGCCATGAGTTAGAGGAATTGTGGGGAGGGATTTTCAGCCCCTCCCCGATTCAATTAGGAGGTGCGAACAACCGCTGCGTAACCATCATGATCAACGACTTGCGTACCGCCGTTGAACTTCATGATAACGCGGGTAACGTCGTCACCAGTTACACCAGTCAAATCCAAAACAGAGGCTTGGATGTGATCAGTCAAGAGGTTAGTTCCGAAGTAGATGTTATCCAACTTCGTCAACAACAAGCAGTCTTCCGGCATACCTGCGGGTGTAATGATATCGTAACCAGCGTAGCGAGCAACCAAGCCATCGTTCAAGAACGGCTGGTTGTAAGTACCTGCAAGTGCCTTGTAGTAAAGGTTCGCAGTTGCACGGCCCATAATCAACTTGGTGTTGGGGTCGCCTTGAATAGCTGTAGGCAAAGTAGTGCAAAGCGTATTCAAGTGAGTCAATACACCAGTAGTTGCGTCAGAGTCAGCGGTAAAAGCTCCGGCGGCTGCGCTCTTGTAAGTTCCGCTTCCGTCTTGAACCTTTGCCATAATACCGTCGAACGAAGTGTTCGCGTTGGCAGTAGAACCGTCGATTTCGAAGTTACCCTGCCACATATTCAACTCTACGCCTTCGGCAACCTTTGCAGCCACGTATTGAGCGACGTAAGAAGAGAAGTCAGCGGGAGCGGCTGAAGACTGTCCGCGCATCTGCGCAGATTCCCAAGTTAAACGAAGGTCTTCGTTACAAACCTGTTCGTTGATCTTGAGCGCAGTTGCTTCGAGGACTGCTTCGCCCAAAGTCAACGGGCCGGATCCGGTTACAAAACCGCAGTCCGTGTCGGGGTGCATTGCTACACCTGAGAACTTGCGGAGAACCGCTTTTGAGTGTACGTTTTCAAGAACGGAAATGTAACCGTTCGCAATTGAGTCAGCGGAGAGAACTGCCGCCGCAACATAAGGTCGTGCCGCTTCACCCGCGTAGGTTCCGACGGCGATACTAGCGTTAGCCATTATTTAGAGAATTGGTTGTGGATCGCGGCAACGCGCTCCTGGATTGATAAACTTTTTAAATCGACGGGGGCGGGTGCCTCCATCTTTGGAGCGCGTGAGAGGCTCTTAGTAGCCTGCTTACTCAACTCCGTAATCTTTGCATCGCGCTCTTCGATTTGTGAAGAGAACTCCGCCTTCGTTGCTTCGATTGCTTCTGCGATCATACCTGCAACGTCCTCGCGTGTCAATACCTCGGAAGATGCTTCGACCGCTTCGACCTCTTCGGCCTTTGGTTCTTCGGACATCTCTTCTTCCTTCTCCTCTTCGGCCTCAACTTCGGCTTCGGCTTCTTTCATCTCTGAAACTGCGCCTTCAGCAACGACCAACATAGAGCCGTCTTGCAAAGTGTACTCACCATCGGGGAGAGGGATTTGTTCGCCTTCGTCGTTTACTACGAAAACAGCGACACCGACCGCGAAGGCTTCCGCATCGGTTTGGATTTCTTGCCCGCTGTCAAGCGTAGCAACTGCAAATTTTACCTCCGCATTCTCTTCGACCGACAACTCTACAGAGTACTTGTCGAAGATTTCGGAGATGCGTTCTTTAAGTGTCATCTTCGAGGGATTTTTTATATAACGGTTTACGAACCTTGTTCCTTACTCAATCGTTCCTCCAGGTACTCGAGTGCCATCTCGACCTCTACCGCCCAAAGCAACTCCAACTCTGTTAGCTTGGACTTCGACCAACGTAAGCCGGCCTTGCCTCCCCACAAGAGATAAGAGATAGTCCCGCATTCGGTCGTCGAATTTGGATCGTAGTATTCTTCCGCCCGTGACAGGTACGAGTACATTCGCTTAATCGTCTCCTCGGAGATGGGTTCACCGTTGGCGAGTTGTTGCGCTCGCACCTTTCCCGTCTGCGTAGCGCATTTATTGCCTTGGTTCTCGTTTAATTCAATGCCCCTCTTGGCGTTGTTCTTCACCGCGTCGGGATAATCGGTATACGACTCCATATCTACGCGCTTTCCCTTCTTGTATCGCTTGTCCTCCTTTACGGTGGCGCGGCTCATCTCGTATTTATTTGCGAAATACCCCTCGATTGAGAAGCCCTTGACGCTGCCCTCCTTTACGAACTTCTCCCAAATCGCGTCGTTCTCTACTTTCATAGATACCATCCACGTACCAACGGGAACCTCAAGCCCATACATACGGGATTTATCTTGCTCGCCTTCTACGATCCAACTCTCTACAACGTGGAGACCGTTAATCTTGTGTTCGTGTTCGAGGGTTGCATTGGCTTGGTTGCCGTTCTTGAAGTAAAGCTCCATCGCCCGTCGGACGGTCTTCTTTGAGAAGTAAACGTAATACTCTTCCTCCCCGTTCCTTCTATAAATAGGCTTATCGGGAATGAGTGCCGCACCCATTACAATACGTTTCTCTTCGTCCTGCGTCTTGAATTGCAAGAGTTGCGCGTTCATCGCGATAAAGTCCGACTCAATTGCGGGTTGTTCTACGAGGGAAATAGCGTCGATTCCGTAGAGTTCCGCTTCTTCATCAATTACGAGTTCTAAAATATTCATCCTACAAGAGTGGCTTGGTCGTTAATACGTTGATTGGCTTGTTGGGCGTTCGATACTTCCGAAGAGACGACGTAGGTACGGAAGCCCGTTTGCCCTGCTCCCGCCCCTAAAAATCCGAGGTCGAGTTGTGGGGTAGTCGGTGCGGGTTCTGATATAGTTTGAGAAGGTGCGGAAGGTGTAGACCCTCCTCCGCCTCCGCCGAATTGACTGCGGGCAATGGTTGCCACTTGTGCCGCACCCGTAAGGGCAGCGAGTGCCGCACCAGGTAAACCCGCAGGAATACCCAAACCACCAACCGCCGGGTTAATGGCAGCCACGACCGCTCCGGCTGTGTTAATGATGGCTTGCGCAATGCCGATAGCCTTGTTACGTTGGAAGGCTTTCTTTTGCTCTTCTTCGCTGTCTCCCGCGAAGGCGTCGTTCAATTGTCGGAGAGCGTCAAGGGAGGCGTTCGCATAGGCGAGGCGATCGTCCAAAACCGCTCGGTTATCGGCAATCTCTTTCTTCGCATTTTCTTCTTTGAGCTTTGCTTCCTCATCAAGCAACCTTTTCCGCTCTTCTGCGGCTTCTTGTTCTTTCGCAATCTTCTCCTCTTCTATGGCGATAGCCTCTTGATTGAGGCCATAAATGGAAGTCATCAATTCCGTTTGAACGGCTGCACTACTTTCGGCGGCTTCGGCGGCTGCAATGCGTGCCTCTGCGAGTCGGTCTTGCCGTTCGATAGAATCGCCCTGCAAAGCTATTTCGCGCTCGATAAGTGCAACCTCATCGTTTGCGATTTGCATCCGCTCCATTGCGAATTGTTGATCCAGTTCGGCAGCGCGTTCCGCCGCTTTAATCCTGTCTTCAATGGAGAGTCGTTCGTCGTCCCTTTGTTGCTTGAGTTGTTCTATCTCCGCACGCGCTTCGGCGTACTCTACGTTCAACTCCCTTTGTTGGTCTCTGAGGCGTTGTTGTTCCTTAGTGAGGTCGGTAGACGCTGCGACCGCTTTACTAACTTCTTCTTTGTATTCGCTTGCGAACTCCGTAACCGCTTCCGCTGCTTCTCCTATTTTGTCCGTTATATCTGTAACACCAAAGGCCACTTGCCCCACGGCATCCGCTGCGACTTTTGAGGCCGCTTTCCATTTGCCATCCATCAACAATTCCCACGCTTCCCCAATCTTTGGGATGAAGTTTAGAATACCGTCAATACGGTTCTGGATGTTTTGCTTAATGGCATCCCCGAGCTTCTTAATGGACTCAACCGGATTTGAAAAAGCGTCTACCACAGCCCCCGCAAATGGCTCGATACGTTGAACCAAGATATTGAAGGCAGCTCCCACAGCCGAAACAACTACCTCGAACGCTTCCGCGATCTTCTTGTTTTCGGCCATCTTTGCGGCAAGCCCTGCGAGGATACCAATTAGCGCCCCTATACCCGTGGCGGCGATAGCCGTTCCCAAAGCCTTAAAACCGGAAGCGCCGAGGCGACCAGCCGCGCGTAGCCCCTTCCCTACCTTGCTCGTTTTCTTTGCGCTGTCATCGAGTTTCTGGTCTACCTCCGATAAACCCGAAACAATTTCATCGAGTGACTTGGTTACTTCGCCTGTATCCGTCTTATACGTTAAGAGGATGTCTTGTGAATTAGCCATTCGAGGGATTTATATAAGATGAAGCAAAGCGTTAAAACGTAAACCACAGCGAGAAACCAATCCAATACCTTGAACCAAATGGGGACTCGAACCCGTTCCCCTTTCGCCTGGAGCAATTGAATCGCTTCGCCTATATAACGGTGATTGTCAAGATTCCTCATTGCTCGAAAGATTGGTAACAACGCTGCGCGGTCGGATTATAGACATAACCGTATTTGGTACAACAAATAGAGTTGCCCGGTAATAGTGAGTATGTTGTCATTCCGGCTGCATTCTCAAAACGAATTTCGCCCGTTGCTTTGTTGATTGCAATTGGAAGCCATTGACAATCGCGAACCTCCGAAAGCATTTTGAGGAGTTCCACCTTTACGAGATCATCCGAAGTAGCGTCGTAAGAAATAGAGAGTATTCTCCAGTACGTATCCTTCAAGTAAATCTTATCCGAAAATTCGAACGTAGCTATGTCCGCCCGCGTCAACCGGAAGAAGGCGGTTAATTTGCGAGCGTCGGAACTGTATAACTGATTTACGAACGGCGACCAATACTGATAATAAAGCGTATTTAACGGGTTGGCTTGTATGATGTGAAACGGCTTCTCTGGCCCATACCCTAAATCTTCGCTCGTTACCGTAGCGTTTAAGGCGGAGTACTGCGAAAAGGCAGGATAATCCGTAGCCGTTGCGGGCGTACTGTTGTCGTCTTCGTAGTAATTGATTTGCCCGCTTGGTGTTCCGTTCCAAAAGGCCAAACGCGGGAGCGGGTTCTTTATTCGCTTATCGGCTTGCTCCGTATCCACGAGCATACGGTGAACCGCGTAATTCGTGCCGGGTATGTACGAGGCGACGTGCGGAGCGAATGGGCTTTTGATTTCTTTCGTACCCGAAGCGAAATCGTTCTCCGGATCGTCCACACGGTATCGACCATATACCCGCGAAGCGTTTTTAAATACCAAGTCGTTCACAAGGTCTTTTCCATTCGAGTGCGTCCATTCGTACCGCCTAGATTGTAGGTCGGTCGTTGGCTCGATTGTGAGGTCTTTTGAGAGGTCTATCTTATTCGTCCAATCCTTCTTGGCTCCTGAAGCGAGATAGTCGTTAAACGGCTCTATATAGAGCTTCTTCGGATTGTTTCTGTCCGGGATGAATACGAGGTTGAACATCTTTTGCAAACCAGACACGAAGTCGATTTGCTTCATCTCCGGCATATTGGCTTCTACGTCGACCGTCTGACCACTGAGAGGCTCTGTTATCTCTAACAGTTCCAGCGATGTTCCCCCAGGGGCGAGTTGGTTTGTTCCTGTAAAAGTTACCGAATGGCCGTTATCACTTACCTCAAAACCAATTGCGAAAGTATCGCCTTGATCTAATAGAATCGGGTGGGATGTTTTGGTGATGCTTCCGGAACCTGACTCTTGAACAAGTAAGGGCCAATATCCCTGGTCTCCGGATACTTGCGCCGTTCCGTCGATTATACTCCCCATTGTAATGCTGTGGGGGCTGGCAACGCTGTAAGTAATGTTTGCCCGAAACGTATAGAACCCCCGAAAAGGCGCGGTATAAACACCGGATGCAACATTGCCATTTGTATCATAAAACGGAGATGTTTCTACAAAGTCGGTTATTTCGGGGCCATCGATATTGAAAAGCGTAGCATTCGAAGCAAGCCCAATCGCAAAGGTTTCACTTTCAGGAGAGGCAGCCCCAACGCCTATCGGAGTTCTATTGCCTCGGTTCATCAACAAGTAGAGGTTGCTTTGCCTCGTGAAGAAGGTGGAATCCATCTCGTACCCTGCATTATCGAGAATCTCTTCCAATAATTTAGAGTTT